AGAGTACCGGTGGTACTCAGCTCCATATTGTGAGGCCGATGATGTCATGGGTATCCTCGCCACTGCTCCTAATAGCAAGGCAATCATTGTTTCTGATGACAAGGACATGAAGACGATACCGGCGAAGATCTACCGGCCTATGTCTGAGGAGCTACTCGACATCACTGAAGACCAGGCAAACTACGCCTTCTACACCCAATGCCTCACCGGAGATCCCACTGATGGTTACTACGGCATCAAAGGTGTTGGGCCAGTGGCTGCAACTAAGATCTTAGGTAAGAGGCCGGACTGGTCCTTGGTTGAGAACCACTACCTCAAGAAGGGATTAACGAGAGATGATGCTTTGCTCCAGGCAAGGCTTGCCAGAATACTCCGGTGGTCCGATTGGGACGAGGAGAAATCTATTATTAAACTATGGGAGCCAAAGAGATGAACTTACAGCAGCAGCTTAAACTTCGGTATTCGTTTTCTAATCACAACATGACCTCAGAGGAACAGGAAGTCTTCTGTCGTCTTATGAAGAAGTCGACACCTTACCCAGGCAAATGGAAAGACCGAGGACTACACCGGGGCCACACGATGTGGGGCAACTGGGATAAGAAGGAGTTCCTCCAGGATGGCTAAATGGGGAGAGAAAGAATGGAAGTCTGATGATCAGAAAGAGATCATCAAAAGACCTGACCACTACACCAGGTGGAAGATCGAACCCATCGTCTTCATCATGGAGAATGGTATGTCGTTCTGGAGAGGCAACATAATCAAGTATGTCATGAGAGCTGGTTACAAAGACTACCAGGGACAAGACAGCAAACAATCTGAAATCACTGATCTGAAGAAAGCAGCTCGATACATCGAGATGAGGATCAATCTACTTAAAGGGAATAACGCTAATGATATCTAATCGCCAGTATGGTCCAACTCTAGAGCTGTCTAATGAGATCGACGAAATGAAATACAGACAGACTGGCGAAGACTTCGGTGCCAAGTGTACCAGGATAGCTCATGCCCTCGCTGACAATGATCAACACTTTGATGCTATGAGAGATATCCTTCGTGAGATGAAGTTCCTCCCGGCTGGTCGTGTCCAGAATGCCATGGGTGCAGCTCGACAGACAACAGCCTACAACTGCTTCGTCTCTCAGCAAATTAATGATGACATGGAGTCTATCATGAGTGCTGCTACATCAGCTGCACAGACCATGAGGAAGGGTGGAGGCATTGGTTATGACTTCAGTCACATTAGACCCCGTGGTGACCTCATTAAGAGCTTAGATAGCAAGGCATCAGGACCGGTGTCGTTCATGGGTATCTTTGATGCCATCTGTCAGACGATCAGCTCCTCTGGAGCAAGACGAGGGGCACAGATGGGTGTACTGAGGATCGATCACCCAGACATCATGGAGTTCATCAATGCCAAGCACAACTCAGATAAGCTCACTGGCTTCAACATATCAGTTGGCGTCACTGATAAGTTCATGGAGTGCCTGGATGCTAAGAAGCCATTTGATCTTAAGTTCGAAGGCAAGGTCTACGATAGTGTAGACCCGGTTGGACTATGGGATGCAATCATGAGAGGTACTTGGGACTGGGCTGAGCCAGGTGTCTTATTCATCGACACAATCAATGCAGAGAACAACCTCTACTACTGTGAAGAGATCGCTGCAACGAACCCATGCGGTGAGCAGCCACTCCCACCTTATGGCGCCTGTTTGCTAGGCTCCTTCAATCTAACTCAGTATGTAGGAATGTTAGATGGCTGTGGTCAATTCAACTGGATCGAGTTCGAAGAGGACATAACTCATGTCGTTAGAGCCATGGACAATGTCATTGATAGAACAATCTATCCGCTACCTCATCAAGAAGACGAAGCTAAGAACAAGAGAAGGATGGGCTTGGGTATCACTGGCTTAGCTAATGCTGGATCAATGATGAACCTCGAGTATGGAACAGCTAGCTTCCTCCTGTTCACCAGGCAAGTCCTGGAGATACTGAGGAATGCAGCTTACTCTACATCAGCTGACCTAGCTGAAGAGAAGGGTAGCTTCCCGATGTATCGATCAAAAGACTATCTGAAGAGCAGCTTCATCAAAGAGTTACCTGAGTGGCTACAAGAGAAGATCCGCGCCTTTGGCATCAGGAATAGCCACCTGACATCTATCGCTCCAACCGGGACAATCAGCTTGGTAGCCGACAACATCTCCTCTGGCATCGAGCCACCGTTCTCTAATGAATACACAAGGACATTGACAACCTTTGAGGGCACTAGAACTGAGTTAGTCCAAGACTACGCTTATGCTCGTGGCTTTAAAGGTAAGACAGCCAATGAGATAACAGCTGAGAAGCACCTTGAGGTGTTGTGTGTCGCTAGTCAGTTCGTTGATAGTGCAGTCTCTAAGACCTGTAATGTTGGCGACAGTGTTACCTATGAACAGTTCAAGGATCTGTACCTGGATGCATGGAGGAATGGATGCAAAGGCATCACTACGTTCAGAGCATCAGGTAAACGCTATGGCATCCTCAATGAAGTACCAATGGTGAAGACTGATGAGGAAGAAGAGAAGGAGGAGAAGGAGGAGGAGGAGATAGCTACTGGAGGAGGAGGAGGAGAAGCTTGCTACATTGATCCCCTGACAGGTCAGAAGTCTTGTGAATAACGGTGGTTGAGGCGTCAGTCGCGCCTCAAGTACCTCATAAACCATTGAATACATTAGTTTAATCTGGGATTTCTGTTAAAGAAAGAGTACTAAGATAGTAAGGCGGCAACCCATGAGGAGATTGCACCCAGTCGTGCCACCGTGAAGTAGCTAGGGTAACTGCACTCCCATGGGTTACCTGGTACAACATATAGGTACTGATGTAGCCCTTGTCTACAAGGGATTAACTCCATGGCGACCTATAAGAGATAGACTGAGGTCATGTCCGACGCGGTGCATATAATCATTGGATATCATTGGTGGTATCATTGGATATCATTGGTGGTATCATTGGATATCATTAGTGGTATCATTGGTCATTCATTAGTGGTATCATTGGATATCATTGGTGGACCTTGGAGGTTACTCAGAAGCTTGCCGCTTCCGCTATAAGGCAAGCTCTTAGTCGAGACTTAGGAGTAACTATAGTATGAACCATGTCCCGATTTGTCGTTAAAATAAAAGGCCTTATGCCGACAAATTTCAGAGGCTAATGTCCAAAGCCTAATGTCTCAAAAGTATACTCATGATGACCCTCAGATAGTTTATCTGACGTTCATGCAAACCTAGCAATATCAATGACTTAGCCTATTGTAGTGCCAATTCTGGTACCATGGCTGCCAAAAACGACCCCCGGTACCCAGAAATGTCTAATGATTTCAAAATGCCGTTAAAGGGTTCGGCTTGTTGTTGTTGTTGTTCGGCCTTCTTAAGTAGAGGGCCAATTTTAAAACATGGAGGCACTGCCTCTCCTAAGATTACACAAAGGTAATAAACCATGGCTCTAGAATCCGGAACGTACATTGATAGCCTCAATAGTTCAAACCCAGCCTCAACCGACGCCCTCTCAGCAGCTGATGACCACCTACGCCTCATCAAAGGTACTATCAAAGCTTCATTCCCAGGTGTAACCGGCGCAGTCACAGCGACCCATGCTGAACTCAACATCCTGGATGGCGTCACAAGTACGGCAGCTGAACTCAACATTCTCGATGGAGTTACCAGTACAGCAGCTGAGCTAAATATCCTCGATGGTGTCACATCAACCGCAGCTGAATTGAACCTACTCGATGGCGTTACAGCCACCACAGCAGAACTCAACTACGTCGATGGCGTTACCTCAGCTATACAAACGCAGCTGGACGCTAGACAAGGCTTGAATGACATCCTTACAGACCTCGCCGGTCTTACCCAGGCTACTAACAAGGTTCCATACTTTAGTTCAGCTACCGCAGCCTCTACTTTAGACTTCTTAGATGAAGACGACATGGCATCTAATTCAGCTACGGCAGTACCCTCCCAGCAGTCCGTGAAGGCTTATGTCGATGCTACAAGTGGCATAACGAAGTTTGAAAGCTCTGCCGCTAGTTTTGCAAATGGTACCCTGTACACCCACACTCACTCTTTGGGAGCTGTGCCTACATTCGTAACTTTAGATCTCGTATGTACATCCATTGACTTAGGATACGCAGTTGGTGAAATCATACAAATCTCTAGTGGACACGCAGATCCATCGGGTGGAAACGAGGGTGTCAGTATTCGCAAGGACTCCACGAATGTATACATCCGCGTAGGATCATCAGGCATAGCAGAATACACCAATCAAGGCGACGGAGGCGGTAGTACAATCGATAGCTCGAAGTGGAACCTCATCGTCAAAGCATATTTGATAAGTTAAGCTATATGGCTAATGTACCTATCCGCGAGCTAGGCTCTATTGGTGTCGTCACAGATGTATCTTCATTTAACTTACCTCCCAATGCTTACTCTCGTGCTAACAATGTACGCTTTAGTAATGGCGAGGTTAGCCGATCCCCGATATTCAGACGTGTCATCAACAGTAACACCGGTACCGATACAGCTCCCCATCACGTCTTCTCTCTTAAATCCAGCAGCGGATACGATACTTTATTCTACGTTAACTTTAGATTTGAGGTTATCGAGGGATTAGCTCAAACTAGCCGTGGTAACATGAATAGTACCATTGGCAGCTTTGTACCCTTTACGAGTGCCCAACTAGCGGATGTTGTCTACATCAACAGAAATGAACGTGTACCCATCCACAGAACACCCTCAGCGACAAACTTTACGAACCTCCCTAACTGGGACAGCACCTGGCGGTGTGACGCTATTCGATCCTATGGTGACTTCTTATTAGCTTTGAACCTCACTGAGGGCAGCAGCAGTTATCCTAACCGAGTTCGCTTCTCAGACATTGCCCTAGCTAACTCAGTACCTGGCTCCTGGGATGCAACTGACGCAACCAAGTCAGCTGGTTTTAATGACCTAGTTGAGATGACGACGCCTATTATCGATGGTGCCACTTTAGGCAACTCATTTTTAATCTACAGTACCGACCAGGTATGGCGAATGGATTTCGTAGGTGGTCAGTTTATCTTCCAGTTTCGTAAGCTCTTTAGTGACGTAGGCGTCATCAATCAGAACTGTATTGTCGAGGTAGAAGGCAAACACTACGTCTTTGATACCAATGACATCTACATCACCGATGGTAACACCCAGCAATCAATAGCTGAGAACAAAGTTAAAGACTACATCTTTGCTTCCTTAGATAACTCTAAGACAAACAGATGCTTTGTCGTATGCAACAAAGACCTCGAAGAGATCTACTTTTGCTACCCTAGTGGTGACGACATGGTATCCATGACAAACACAGATGGGTGCAACAGAGCCGCAGTTTACAACTACAGATACAACACCTGGTCTTTCATGGATCTCCCTAATGTATTTAGCGGATGTCAGGCTTCAGTAGATACAACTGAAACCTACCAAAGTATTGACGCTGGTATTACTTACGCAAACGTGGGTGGCACCTACTACTCTCAAGAGTCTGGACATGACCGCCACTTAATTATGGCAGCTGCCACAGATGCAGCGAATGGGATATCCACACACCGGATATTTGGGATAGACTCAATGGATCTAGGATCAATGACCCAACAGAAAGATCCAGAGATTTCATTCCCAGTTAAACTTGAGAGAGTTGGTATTGACTTAGATGAGATGCAAGTTCCTTTAAGTGGCTACAAAGTTATCTCAAAGATCATTCCCCAGGTAACAACAACAAACAGTGATAAGGACTTTAAGTTTACATTTGGTGCAGCCAACCTATCGAGCGATGCACCCTCCTATAGTACTACGCAGACCCTAAACATCTCGACAGACTACAAGTTAGATAGCCGAGCAAGTGGTCGCTACCTCTCATATAAATTCGAAGAATCTACAACTGTAAAAGACTTCTCCCTGTCAGGATTTGACTTTGAGGTGGCAGTAACTGGGAGGCGCTAGAAGATGGCAGTTAATGACAAAACTGATGCCATTGTAAAAATGGTTTTACGCAATCAAATAAAACCTAGAACAACCTCTTTTGGAACTCACGCTGGTTTTACTGACGATAACACTGGTCCAATTAATGATGAACTTCAGAGTATTGAAGATGCAATCCGATTACTAGCTGAAAATTCTATGCAGTCAGCAGACGCTGCACCTTCTAATCCCAAGCGCGGTCAGATCAGATATGCAGTCTCCCCTTGGGACCCAACTGGATCTGGTAATGGTCCTGTCGTCTACAACGGTTCATCATGGGTAACTCTCGTTGGTGCCACTGGAGCCACCGGTTCTACAGGCGCACCAGGAAACAATGCTAACTCATCAAACAATACACAAGTTTTTTTATACCAAGTAAACACAAGCAGCTCGACGGCACCATCGACTGTGAATGGTAATTTTACTTACGACTTTTCTGATGCCACCATTGTTGCTCAAAGTGGAGCTAACTTTAATGGATGGCTCACATATGTACCAACCGTACCTCAAGGCTCCTTTCTCTGGGTCATCAGTGCTTATGCAGTCGGTACAACAGAGACAGTCACAGTAGCCGCTTCAGCTTTTACAACTGCCAAGGTTATGGCTGCTTCTGGATCTGATGGTTCTGATGGCGCTCAAGGTATACAAGGCAACCCAGGCGTAAACGCTGTTGATGGAGATGATGGTCGATCTGTTGCTCAACTTCAAATTTACAAAAGATCTTCTTCAGCTATTACATCTGCACCAACTGGTGGGTCATTCAATTTTACTAATCAAACTTTAACACCTCCGACTGGATGGAATACCTCTGTACCATCTGGCACCGATCCTATCTATACATCACTTGCCTCAGCTCAGATTGTTGGCAATGAAGGAACAGACAGCTCATTAACCTGGTCAACACCTGTTGTTCTCTCTCAGAACGGCACCAATGGCAATCCGGGTGACAACGGTAAATCTACCTTTCAGGCTCTAATCTTTCAACGAGCAACATCAGCTCCATCTAGCCCAAGTGGTGGCTCATTTAACTTTGGTACTAACGTTTTAACGGCTCCTAGTGGATGGAGTATTAGTATTCCCTCTGGCAGTGATCCCATTTATGTCTGTAACTTCCAGTTCTCAATTACTGGTGACACTGGATCTCAGACAGCCGGTACTTGGGGAACAGTCAGGCTGATGGCTCAGGATGGATCAGATGGTGCAGATGGTCGTTCAACCTACTTAGCGACAGTATTTAGAAGAGATGCAAATACACCAAGTACACCAACTGGCGGTCAATATAACTTTACAACGAATACGCTGACAGCCCCAACCGGTTGGTATACTACTATCCCATCAGGAACAAATACGCTTTATGGTGCAACTGCCTTAGCTTCAGTCCTCGGCCCTACTGGTATTGACACATCATTAACTTGGACAGTAGGCAAGCTCGCTCAAGATGGAGCAACAGGTGCAACAGGTTTAAAGTCTACGAGTGGATTGATTTACTATACTGCCGCTCAAGCTAATCCACCGTCAACTCCTGTTCCAAGTAACTCTGTTTGTGTCTACAGCTTCTCAAGTACGCCTCCCGGATTTGGATCAACACTTCCTACAAACTGGACTGAGACACCTCCTACAGTAAACACGCAGAGTGCTGGAAGTTACTGGCAAGCAAGGTTTACAGCAATAGAAGCATCCTCTGGTGGCTCTGTTACAGTGACTGTCGCTACACCAACAAAAGTTTTTACGTTTGATGGTATCGTAAGATTCAGTAATTCAAACAACAGGGTCTTAGAGCAAACAAACTCAGGTGGTACAACAACAATAAGTTCACTACCAACCATTTTTAGGCAGAATATTGGTAACTCCACGTCTGGTTACACATTTCCGCAGTCTAAGAACATCGGCGACATTATCTATGCAACTGACTGGGGGTATACGACTTTTATATCAACAGTCGCTGGATCGTCTACAGATTGGGTACAGCAAGATTTAGCCTCAGCCATAAACAATGCTAACAACACAACGACCATTGATGGCGGTAACATTACCACTGGTACAATTTCAGCCAATCAAGTTAATACATCTGCACTACAGGCAGAACTTGTAACTGCATCGGTTGTTAACGCTTTAGACATCAACGCTTCTTCTATTACAACTGGATCACTTACACTTGATCGACTAACAGTTACAGGCGCTCAAGATGGTTACAAGTTATCATTTAACTCGTCATCAGGTAACGCCGAATGGAAGCCACAAACCACAGAAACCATCTTTAACTCATCTGGAAGCTACACGGTACCTAATGGTACAAACTTTGTCGTTATCCAAATATGGGGTGCTGGTGGTAATGGTAACTCAGCTGTTGGTGGCGGTGGTGGTGCTTATCAACGAATAGTTTTGCTAGCTTCAGATATCAGCAGTGCAATCACAGTTACTGTTGGCACTGGAGGCCAAGGTGGTAACAACTTTTCACAGATATCATTTACTGCCGCTATCGGTGGTACAGCTATTTTTAAATCAGAAAACGGTGATAACGGTAATGGCCCATTTGGTCCTGAAGACGAAACATCTGCTGATGGTGGGGACAGCGTTACAAGTAGCCATTCAATAGCAATAAATAGAATAACAGAAGGCGGCGGTGATGGGCCAGCGACATACTCTTCTAATCAAAGCAGAAGTTACGCTGGTACAGGCGGTAGGAGCAGTGGCGTTGCCTCTGGGACATCTGGAGTAGGCGGTAGAGGTGGCAACTCCTCTGGTGCGGCTGGTGCAGCTCCTGGAGGTGGTGGTGCTTACGGCAGCGGCTCTGGTGCAGCTGGTCGCGTGACAATCACAGTTAACTAAAGAATTAAAACAAAGAAGGAAAACTCAATGACGGTATGGGGACACGTATTAGGAGCATTGATCGGTGCTGGCGGCAGTATGATGGCAGCCAACAAGCAAAAAGATGCAATGGACAAAGCGACAGACGCAAACATGGCTGGCTTTAACTTATCACGACCATACCTAGAACAATTATATGGAGGAGCCGGAAGTGCTTACACAGACTACCTTAACAAAGGCCCTTACTCAGGCAACACGCTTGCTGGTCCAAATCCCTTTGCAATTAATGCGTATAATAAAATCGGCGGTATGTCGGGTGGCCTCATGGATAATGCCTTTAACATGGCAAATACTGGGGCTGGCTTCGGCAGTAATTACCAAGATATGTACAATAAAGCGATGGGTGGCGGTGCGCTTAACGAAGCTTCTCAATATGCTTTAGATAACAAAGATGCTCTCGTTGATGCAGCAATGCGTGATGACGTTAGAAATCTAAATGAGAATACACTCACCGGCATTAATAAAGCAGCATCTGGATCAGGTAATGTAAACTCTAGTCGAGCTGGCGTAGCTGATGCCCTTGCAAATCGAGCTGTCGATGATCGAAGAGGTTATTTAGATACTGTTGTACAGAAAGATCTAAGAAATCAGTATCTAGGCCAGTATAATACAGATGCTAAGGCAGCTATGGCTGCTAACGCTGGATTAGCTAATGCCTTTAATACTGGCTTGGGTGCTATTGGTACATCTGCTGATTACGGTACTGGGGCTGGTAATGCCTTGAGTGCTTATGAGCAAGCTAAGCTTAATGACGCCAAGAACAAATACAACGAAAACCTAAACTTTGGTTTTAATGCCTTGAATAACTTCGGTGGTGTCATGAGTGGTGCCCCAACATCAGTATCAGGGATACAACCCAATAATGTCGATCCATTTGCTGCTGGCGTAGGCGGTGCAATGGC